TCGACTTCTCGAAGTTGCGGATGACGTTAATGCTTTTCATAACGCCCATCAGCCCTATCATCGGTAGCATCACGGCTTTGATCTGCTTGCCGAATTGACCCATGCCAAGACCAGCTCGCTTCATCGCCCTGTCAGCCTTTCCAATGGCTACCGCCTGAGCCTTTGCGCCAGCAGTCACTTTTGCGGTCGCTACCTGCCAATGCCTCGCACCAGCGAGTGCGCCCTTTGCGTCGATTGCGAGGAGGAGACTACTGAGCTTTGCCATGATGTAACTGCTTTTGCTTGGCTTGCTTGGCGTTCCAGGTTAACCAAGCCGCGTCCAAGAGACTGATGAACTCATAATAGCGTAAGCGCTCATCAATATCGCTAACGCCGTGAAGGTTGACCCAAGCTTCTATATCTGAAGCCGTGATAGGGTTGGCAGCCATGCCCACCGAGCGACTGCGGTGAAGTTCGTGAAACGCTTTCCAGTAGTACGCGAGGTCAGCGAATAGCTCTGGTCTGTCCTTCAAGGCTTCTGGCGTGACCCCTACGCGCCGCTCTACCTCTTTCAGGGTATGAAGGTGGCTCCCCCATTCAAGCGACCAGGACAGAGCCTCCGTTAGTTTCCCGCCGCATCCTCGTCAAGGCTTTGGCGGTACTGCGCCGCATCATTTGCTTGAGAAAGGACGAACTTATACAGGTCACGCAGACCGTCATCTTTGAAGAACTCGTAAGCTTTCTTGGCAGAGTATTTGATGGCTTTGCCATTCTCGTCTTCGATGTTCTTCCAGCCAACGAGCAAGGTGTGAGCGGCGGCTTCCACAATCACGGCTTCCAGGGCTTCATCGCCCTCAATCGAACGATCACGGACTTTCTTGAGGTGTGGCTGAGACAGCCTTTTCATCATTGCGTCAAAGGCTGGGTTGCCCATCCGAGCAATGCGGAGCTTCACATCAAGCTCCCAATCAACCCAAACGCCTTCGCTTTCTTTCGCGGTATCGGTCTTCAGTAGCTTTAGATTTGCCATTGTGCGTATCGTGTGAAATGGAGAAGGGCGAGAGCTTTCGCCCCCGCCCACAATACCATTCCCCCTTACACCTGACCAGTCTCGATCAAGAACTAATGATACTCATGGTGTCGCTGGTGTCCGTGGAGTAAAGTGCTTGCCACGATATGTCAGCGATGACATCTTGATTTCTTCCGCCAGCAACTACGGTGGCATCAGTAATCTTCACGCTTGGGAAGTCGAAGATCAGGTTATTGGTTCCTGCCACCCCAGTCGTTGACTCGTCGGTTACTTCAAACATCAAGCCAGTTGGTGTCTGAGCAATGAACTTATCGTACACATCATAGTCAGCGAAGTATGCCTGAAGCGTTCCAGTTACAACTAGATCTCCGAACTTGAATTCTTTTGCGCCAAAAGTGCCTAGCTCGTACTGCTTGCGGTAGTTGTTAGAGACGTTGATGCTGAATTGAGTTGCGGCATAGTCCAAGTATGAACTACCTCCTACAACAAACCGCCCTTCCCTGACCCCAGCTATGCCAGTTGTCGGCACGATGGACGAATTGGTACTGATTTCTGCGGTGAGCGCATTATACGACTCAGTTGTAACTTCATCCTGCCCGATAAGATCGATGTTGAAAGAAAGCGGATCTTGCCCAGACGCCTCAATAGAGAAGCCTTCAATGACAACGCCTGTGTAGGTCAGAACCTTGGAGGTCAAATCGCTGAAGTTCTTTTGAATCGACATAGAATTAACCGTTGCGCCTGATGAGGTGCTTGACATGATGTCAATGGTAGCGGTAGAACCGCTCTCGTCAGCCGTGTCGGTTGGGGTATCATCACCGCGTACTTTGGTGATGTCTGACCAGACCGTGAACGTGCTTGATGTTGATGCAATCACTCGGAACCGTCCGTTGAAGGTCGTTGCTGTAAAGCCGCTGATTTCAACATAATCACCAACGGCTGGAGTGTTCGCCCATGTCCCTGTGTCTATGCTGTACTCGTAAGCGGACACATCGACGGAGCAAGCGGCACTCGCCGCAACGCTTAAGTCGGCACTTGTGAACGCGCCGCCTCCAATTCCGTATCTCAGCAACGCCTTTACGACACCTGAGTAGTAAAGCTCTTGATTGATTGAGCCTGTTACTCCTGTATCTGTTTTCTGAAGTTTGGGAATATCACGAACTCCTCTGATCTCGTCACCACCCGCCAAGGTGAGATCTGACTTAAGGGATTCTGAAAGGAATCGCAGTCCTGACCATGATCCGGAACTTAAAGTGCCGAATGTAGTTTCTTCTGCGACGCTTAGCTTTACTCTATTGGACTGAGACATTGATCTAAGTTACTGCGTTATCTGATTGGAATGGAATGAAGACATTGACTTGATACCATGCGTCTCGTAACCCGATTGGGCTAACAGCTGGAGTGCCGAATGTGACAGTATGGCTTGAGTAGGTCTCCGTCGTTCGATTGAAAGCGGCAACCACTAGGTCAGCTCTTTCAAGTGCAAGTTTATCACCTGTATTGGCCGTGACAAATATCGAGACGGCAAGGGTTCCGATGGTGCGAATCTCATCGGCTCCTAAGGATAGCTGAAGGCTGTCATCTTGTTGCACCGAGCATCTCGCCCAGCAAGCATCGTCAGCGGTTGGTTTCTTGTCCAGGGTGGCGTTGTCCCAAGCAACATATCCGCCTGTTGCGCTATAGAAAGGCTTCCCAGACGCGCTCAGCTCGTTAAAGAATCTTCGCCTGACTACGTTGTGGACACCTTCCCAGCTCATGCCTTCCACCCCAGACCACGAAGATAAGCTTGTGCCGCAAGCCGCGCTTGCTCTACCATTCTCTGTGGAGCAATGTAGATGCCGCCGTCATTCAAGACTTCAATATAAGGGGCGTTGTTGGTGATATACATCGTTGAGTAAGCCTTGAGAAGCTGTGGCACTTCCGCACTCGCTACTGGTGTCGGCCATTCTTTCTTAGAATTGTATTTGCCTTTTGTTGTAAAATTGGGTGCGCCTTCCGATGTTTGCCAGTTGTATTGTGCGAAGCCAGTATCTTTCGGAGTCTCTTTAACTGCCACACGATACGCCGCAAGCGAAGCTCCACGCAAGCCGCGCTTTACTTTTTCGTTTGGAATGCGACGAGCGGCGGCTTCAACGCCTTTGGTGAACGAGACGAGATTCATAACAGGCATCAGGACTTCCCTCGCTCGTTCATGTCTAGCTGGTAGGCGCAAAGTTCATCCCCCGAATACATCGAGCGAACATGATGAACAATGAAGAAGCGGTCATCAAAGGATGCCTCTAGCCCAGCTTGCATAGCGGCTACTACGTCGCTGTCGAGGTCAAGGGCTGACACAATTATCCTCACGGTGCTTCTAAGTTGAGGCTCATCTTCACCGTAGGATTCAATAAGGTCTTCGGGTGGACTGCAAGTGACAGCTACAGCCGAGCCAGCACTACCGACAGGTCGATTCCCTGTCGCGGCAGAGTACGTTCCCATTCCTGCGCCAGTTTGGATGTCGAATGTTATCTCCTTACCGAATTCGTTGACGATATCAAAGACTGATTGACGGAGTGTTGTATCAAGTTCAGTCATCAACCGCGCTCCATTGATCCTACCTGTACGGTGATTGTCTTAAGAATGAGGCTGATCTTCCTTAGCCACTTTAGCTGGCTTTGCCCGTAGTAAACCTTCTTGGACTTTACGGAGCCAACCGATACCGATTCCTCGCGCAATGTTCCTGGCTTCGATATATCTGGAATGATACCAGTCGAGTCTCCCGTTGTCGTGCTTGGTCCGCTATCATTTAAGTGCTTCCAAGCCGCTTCAATCGTTGCCCTCTTAAGTTCTTCGGGAACCACATCACTTCCCCTGCTCCAGCCATCGTCATCAACTACACCTGCTCGAGGCCAATCTAAGCCTTGCGTACTGTGTGCGGCATGACCGCGCCAGCGTTCTCCGTAGATTAGCTCAATGGACTGAGTGCCTTCACGCAGATAGCGTTCCTTCGTTGCATCACTTTTACTCGTCCAGTTTGAATCGTTCCGCAGAAGGTTGTCGATGTAATCATCAGCTTCCGCAATAGTCACATAACTATTGGCGGCTGTTAAACCAGATCCATTCTCAACGGTGAAGGATGCCATTGCCTACTTCTTTTCTTTCGGCTTTTTAGTTGCTTTCTTGGTAACCTTGCGAATTGGCTTTGTGGCGGATTCAACAACAATCCAACCACCTTCTAACATTTCAGGTAGCTGTGCAACGCTGACGCATCGCCTCCTGTAGTTCCGCTCTGGGTGGCGTATGTGAACATCATTTGCCATGCTTGTTCTCCTATGTGAGTTGAATGGGGAACGGAAGCACCGCTCCCCAAAGCAAAGAAACCAATTAGACTGCTAGATCTCGTTCCATGCGGCAAGCTAGAGCCGCATCAAGAGTCTTCACGCCGTAAAGCACATCAAGTGCCACATGGACTTGAGATGTATTTCCGACATAGTAAACCCGCGAACGAACGCTTAAGCCAGTCACGGGATCGCTAACGGTTGCCACTTTAGCACCAAGCTCATTGCCAACATCTGGTAGCGGAGCCATCGCTAAAGCAAAGGCGTTCCTGTGAAATGCCAAACCAGTCTCGCAGTTCAACGAGCCGCCGAGTCCCAAAAGGGTAACCACGGCATCATCACTAACAGCACTACGAAGCCCATCAGCAATCACCAAATCCCCCCCACCACTAACAAGGGTGAGGTCAGAAGCGGCGGTTGTGTAATGGTGTCCACCGTTAGCCATAGCGATTTTGACAGGAGCATTTTCTAGGATCGTTTCCGTGCCTGTAAAGCCGTCCACGGCAATCGTGGTTGTGCCTTTGGCGTAGTCAGCCGTTACCGCACCAACATTGTCAGCGTGTGAGCCGTGAGTGTAGTAAGTGTTCTCTCCAGTTGCCGCGCCACTAGCGTTCTGGTTGGCGAAGCATTGGAAGCCAAACTTGGTTCCGAGTGCGCCGCGAGTTTGAGTGGCTGTGCCAACATCACCAGCACCTTGCCATTGCGAGAAAGCAGAGTTCACTAGACACTCTTGCTCCATTGTTCCAGAAAGCATCATGTGAAGGTTGCCGTCCATTGGAACGGAGGCATCAAACATTGCCTTCCTGACATTGGTGATGTCCGTGACAGGGCTGACTTGCGCCCACTCAACTGCATTGCCAGCATCTTTCCAAAGATTCACCAAGGCTGTGTCGATGTTATCAGCCAAAGCGTAAGCGGCGGGACGAATGTGATCTTCCACAATTCGCATCCCGCTGTAAGCGAGTTCCTTATCAGTCAAAGCAAACTTAACCTCTTTCCATTGGTCAAGAGTAATGCCTACTGTTTCGGTTGCTACGCCATAGGCAGTCGATGTGCCACCTGTTTGTACCGAGAATGAATCAGGGCGGCGGATGTTGATTGTATCGCCGAGTCCTGAAGAGGAGCGTTCTGAATCGTAACCACGGTGAACGCGAGCCGCCATGCCAAGACTCTTTTCAAGTTGTAAGAGTGCCTCGTTGGCGTAAAAGATGGGATTGTAAACCCCTAGTGTTGTGCTTCCTACTGCAACCATTGGTAGAGATGGGTCGGGAGGCATTTGTTAAGCCTCAAGAAATTAGTGCGCTAAGCGCGGTTGGTTTAGGACTCCGATTGGTAGTCCTCTATGTGGAGATCGCTTCCCGCGTGTTCAGCGGCGGCTTTAGC